CTTGCGTTAAATCCAATGATAAAGAATACGTGGGCATCGTTATCAACTTTGATGATTATATTGCCAGCATCTATGATCTATCAATGATATTAGGTGAAGCTGACCGCACCGCATTTTTAGAAATGGGTGAGATTTGGTGGTGGGAAAGTAATCGTAAAATACCTATTAATATTTTTCTAAAATCTGAAATGCAGGTGTTTAGGCCGTTTATTAAAACGTTTAATTCTAAAGATGCAGAATTAGTCTTTGGGCCAACTGTTAATCTCAGCGAGATTGCCGAGAAACGTATAAAAAGAAAATCAATTCAATTAGTAAGATCAGTTAAGAATATCCGTAACTGATACCTTCACAAATCAAATTCATCTGTACTACCACTGCCATTGCATAGGCAACTGCATGAGCCTTCTTAAAGTAGTACTCACCATCAGTGGGTTTCGTCCAAATAGTCGTCATCACGGTCGTCCAATCTGTCCCAATCAAATGTCTCTTTGCGGGACGTATCATAGCCAAAACTGCCGCTAGTTGGAGTATACTCTTCGGTTTCATCTGTCTTAGGATGGAGCCGTGCCCGTTGACGTGAAATAGTAAGTTGTTGAAATCGTCCTGCTCTAAAAGGTCCCATAGTGGTTCAGTATCCATTAAAGTTTTGAGATGCGATTCATCTCGTATATCTTTATATATGCCTACATTTAAAAAATCTATCTTAAAGTAGCCTCTATCTTCGGCTTTTTTGTATTCTATGCTGGCTGTGTCTGTTAACGGATTATACGGAATAGAATGACAATATACCCCAGTATTGTGCTTTTTAAAAGTATTATTTTCTTTTATTGCCGCAGGAACGTGCTGGATAACATCCAATACTTTTTTTCTATCAGCAAAGTCAATATCAATATCCGGCATGTCTAATCTCGTCGTATGATGGTGCGTAGTTACCCCGGTGTTGAACAGTGATACCTGCCGCAACGTTAGCAAATATTATAGCTTTTTCTATGTCTTTTGTAAAGAGGTATTGAGCAACCAATGCTGCCATAAAAGTATCGCCACAACCACACACATCCATTACTTCAACTGATTTAGTTGAGCAATATATATCGTGGTGTGGAACTTTTGCACCTCGGTCTCCTAGTGTAACAATTAGCCCAGAGCATTCACTTTTGAGTCTGCTATATTCTAATTCGTTAACTTTAACCCATGCACCTTGGAAACGTTCTACATCTGTTTTCTTGGTATCAATAAACACTGGAATAGAGTTTTCTATAATGCTTTCGATATGCTCGTATGTTAGGAAACCTTTGTCGTAATCAGAAATTACAACAGCATCGTATGTGTCTATAGGAAAAGGTGTTTTACCGCTCCACGGTGCAACATTATCTTCATCATCTACTCTAAGCAAATGTTGACCTGAACGCTTGTCTATAAATCTAGTTTTTGTGATAGGAGTATCGTTATGTACAAAGTCTGCTTCAATATTTAAGTTTGTTAAATTGCGATGTACGTTTGCACTCATACCAGGCAACGAAAATGTTTCTACAATTTTAACAACAGGGACAGGAGCCTCTGGGCTCAATCTATCTACCGTACCTATGTTATAGATATCAGTGCAACTATCACCGATTAGTAATACGTTGAATAATGTTGGTTGTTGAGTATCCATCTACTAGCTTTACAAATTTAATTTCTTTACAATGTTCGGCACCTACAATTCGTTTGCCTTCGTAGTCACTGCCCTTGACCATTATGTTAGGTTGATACATTTCGCAAATTCTTTCTAGGTCCTCTTCGGAATCAAATGTCCAGACTGCATCTACACATTTTAATCCTTGAAGCATAAATGCCCTATCAGCTTGACTGTTAACGGGTCTACTTTCACCTTTGAGTTCTTTTACACGGCGGTCGGTGTCAATACATACTAGAAGAAATTCTCCTAGTCCTTTTGCATATTCAAGTAGTTCAATATGACCTCGATGCAATATGTCAAATGTACCGTTGACTATAATTTTCATTTTTGGCTATCTCCTTTTCCTACACGATAGTTATCTTCAACTGAGTCAGGGGTACTTACTTCAATGATAGTTCCTTGTTCTAAACAGATAACCTGGTGCGGTTGCAATGGACGATTACGCCACACTTCTCCTGCCTTTAGTTCTACTTCGTGCTGACTAGCATCTTTAGTTTCGATAAACTTGATAAGGAATCTACCATCTAGTATATACCAACTCTCATCTTTCTCAGCATGAAAGTGCATACTGAATCTAGCATCTTTATTAAACTTTAATAGTTTACCGCAATACTTGTCGTTGGTGGCCCAAATTAATTCGTGACCCCAACCTTTTTCTACAAATCCATTTAACTGTGTCATTTTGGTAATTCCGTAAATCTTCCTAAGAATGCTTCTAGATAGCAAGAATATTTTTGGTCATGATTATTATCATTGTAATAATGCACCCAAGTATTTTTACCTTCTTCTACAATTTTAGAAACTACAAATCTTGTTCCTCCACCTGCCCACCACTGAGATCCAGCTGTAACTAATTTCATAATTCTCCACTTTCAGCCAATTTTAGCATTAGGCTATATTGTTCATATGCTTTATTTACTGCTGGATATCTGTTACACAAATATCTTTCACGTTCTTTTTGTTCCATGAGCATTTCAAACATATGGTAATGACCTTGTTTCTTCATGTTATTAAAAACTTGTGCTTCAAAATCTGCTATGCGTTCTAATTCACTTTCTGCAATCTCTACAGTATACAACGGTTCACTGTCATTTACAATATCTACAAGTGAGACTTTATTAAAATCCATAGGATCTCTAAAATACTGCATGTTGATTCTGTGATAACGATGTGCTCGTTTATTTGTATCAAGTACACGAATTTGGTGCTGTTCGCAAAACTGTTTTATATTTTCCATAATTAGACATAAACCTTGTCATCGGCACCTGCAGGAGTTTTAACACCAATGATCACTGATGGTTCGAGATAATCTGAATCATTTACTTCTCCGGGTTCTAAAACAATAATATCACCTGCTACAAATTTGGTACCTTGTATAATAACACTTCCAGAAATGAGTAATATTGTTTCAGTGCACCGAGTGTGATAATGTGCCTTAATAAGGCCAACAGGCTCAGGTGTATATGCAACTTCTACTAAGTCGGTTTGAACTGCGGCTTCTGGAAATGATCCAATAAACCAACCACGTGCTCCTGTATTTTCTAATTTACAATGTTTCATAACCACCTTAGAATAAACATTGTAGCATCTCTAGGGTCTTCAAACAACCATTGACCTTTTATCAATTTATAATCACCTTGAGCATTTAGGTGTATCCATTCTGCTGTTTGACTATACCACTCTTCGTATTTGCCAGACAGCATTCCCATGTCCGTGTACTCAGGATTAACTTTAGTTTCTACCCAATCTTTATCTTTCAATATAGCAATCATCATATCATCTAATAGATCTTTATCAATCTTTTGGGCCATATCATCGGCCACACGATTTATAATGTCATCTTGTAAACTACGAGACATTGCCCGCTTACTTGCAAACCCTGTCATGAAGCATACCTTAATGCGAATAAGGTTGCTAGTTTTTCTTTGTAAAAGATAAAATCAGTAAACCCTTTAACATCACCGATCATAGGATCCCAACGAGTTCGATGAAATGCAAAATCAAAATCTTTACCCTGTACCAATCCGCTAGCACGTAGTTCTTTGACTATATCTATAACTTCATTAGGGTCTTTATCTAATAATTTAATCACAGTCATTTGACTCCTGCCTCGGCAAGTATTTCTTTAACAAGTGCTACATCTGCAGGAAATTCTTTAAATTTCTTTAACCAATACTTGATGTCAAATGCAGGTGCAATCATTGCTAATTGCTCGTCATTCATCTTACCTGCCATGTCTTTACCTGAATTACAATTTAACAAAACCCAACAACTAATTTTGCCGTTGACAATATCATGAACTGCTTTATTAAGACTGACATAGTTAAAGTAATGTGCAAAATTTGCATTATGCTCATCACCCCATTCCATCATTGTTTGCAAAGTTCTTTGTACTGCGGCTTCAACAGGTTCAGTTTTTACTGTTTCAAAAAGATACTGTTCATAGAGTTCATCTCTACACCAGTGGTCTAACTTAACACCGCTCTTGATAACATAGTCAATGAACTTAGTAGGATACAGTGGATTTACATTGTTAACAAAACTACCAAATTTTACAAAGGCATTGTAGTAAGCACTATTGCAGAAGTGATCATAGTTCTTAGGAACTTTATTACCCTGCGTCAGTTGATAGAATCTATTATAGGCCATAAAACCAGCCTGCACTCTTTTCTCAGTCTCTTGTAAAGCCCTGCGTTTTCGTTCGCACATGTGAGCAACAAGAGTCTTTTCTTTCATGAAACTCTTGCTACAATGCACACAGATAAAAGGCTGCTCCACAAGTGCTATCATTGATATTCTTTTCTATCTTTTTTATCAAAACCCATTTTGTCAAACAGTTCTAGCTTTTCTTCGTCAGTCATTACACTGGCTAACAACTTAATCTCATCCATCTTATATGTTGGATGTAGAATTGCCAGTAGCTTCTCAAACTTATCAAAGTCTGCCTTCATTGCAGGAAGGTAAGGGTGATAACTCTTAATGCCTGCACCAGTGGCCGCATACAATAACCACAACAATTTCTCATGATTCTTACTTAACATCCAGTGATGTTTATTAACCATCTCATTGGTCATTTCAACAAACCATTCCTGGATGTCTCTGTCATTGGAACCGACACTACTGACAAATCTCAACAACACATAAGGACTAAATTCTTTTAATTCTGCGGCTGTAAGATTATCATAAAACTCATAGTTCTTACTGTCAACGGCAGACAACACTTTAGTTAAGTCAAGTGCTCTTTTCTTTGGTTCTTTTTTAGGTTTCGTTGTTGCCATGATCTTTACTTAAATGATATACTGTCATTAATTTGTCTAATGCAATTTTTACAGCAGGATTAGTTTCTGCAAGTTTTTGTATCTCTTGCCATTCACCCCATGCACCGAGTGTGGTGCTAGGAGAACTAGCACCAATACCGAGACTGCCATTAGAACCAATACGCATTACTTCTTGCGCCATTATTCCATGGAATTTCATACCGGGTGCCAATCTACTGTTTCCTTGTTTTTGCTTAAATGATATATTATTATACACTGTTCCATGGCTTTTTGCAAGGCAGGGTTTGTCCGGGATTCACGACGGATCTCTCCCCAAAGTCTATCTTCTTTTATATGTTCGTATAGCGGCCGGCCGTCGGGGGTTCTTGGATCTTTTTCGTTTTGATATTGATAGCCAACTAATTTCCTAGATTGGACCGGAGCCCCAACTTCTCTGGCGTAGATTTCTTCACCATTACGTTCATAGATATATGTAGCGCCTGGAGTTAATGTACCCATAATTTACCAACATTTAGTGTAATCTACAATTTCACTTTGACGACTAACTTCTTTGACAAAGTAAGAACACATTGGTTTGTCACCTCCGATTAGTGGAGTGCATAGTAGTTGGCCAGGTTTCATTTTAGGAAAATACCATTTAACATCTGGGTAGATATCTATAATATCTATCTCATGAAATTCTGGCCTAAATCCACTGATGGGATTAAAACAATAAGTCTTAAATCCACGATCATTTAAACTTGTCAACGGTAACACTTCCATGTCAGGACCTTCTGGATCACCGACTATGGTACACCAATCTAATGGCATGGTTAGGTCGTATGGTCCGATCTTTAATACGGCTGCTGGTCCCGTAAAACTCTCAAGAAAGATAAGAGGAATAAAGAAATAATCTGGGTTTTGATTATCACTGTTATCGAGTACTGAGAATCTTAAATCCTCATCTACTTCCTCTGGTAGGTCATTCAGATAGAATGTTTTGTTTTCTAATGTTAAAATTTGCATTATTGATATTTCACTTTTTGTATTTCAAACGGATACTTGGCTTCTTTATAAAACTTCTTGCGTTCTGTAAGATGCCTCTTCGCGTACTTTG